ACCACTACCTGCTGGTACTGTAGCCCATTTAACACCTGTAGCTTCATTACTATCTGCAACTAATACATAGTTGTTTGTACCAACAGGAAGTGCTGTAGGATCACCTGCACCATCTCCAACCAATATCTGACCTTTAGTACCTAAATCACTATTCATCACTGCACCAGCAGCATTTACGTTAGTTGCATCTGTTACATCAGCACTAGCTTCAATAGCAGCTAGTTTACTTTTTTCAGTATCAGTAAAAGCATTTGTATTAGATTCTGCTTCGTATGCACTTTTTATTTCTGCACCTGTTTGATCTTGTGTTGCACCAGATTCAATTCCACTTAGTTTAGTTTTCTCTGCATCTGTAAAAACATTACTGTCTGTTGCATCACCAACAAGTGTTCTAATCTCAGCAGCAGTTTGATCTGCTGTAGCAGAAGCTTCTATCCCATTAAGTTTTGTATGGTCAGCATCAGTAAATACATTACTATCAGTGGCATTTTCAACAAGTGTTCTTATTTCTGCTGCTGTCTGATCTGCTGTTGCTCCACTTTCAATACCATCTAATTTTGTACCATCAGTTGATACATCTCTACCATCAACAGTTCCAGAAGTAACAATATTTTGACTACCAAAGTTAGGTGATATTTTAGTTCCATCTATAGCTGCACTTGCATTTATATCAGCATTAACAATAGTTCCATCATTAATCATTGTTGATGTAACAGTTCCAGAATCACCTGTCGTAACAACTGTTCCTGTAGTATCAGGTAACGTAATTGTTCTGTCAGCAGTAGGATTTGTTACAGCTAAAGTTGTTTCATTATTATCATCAGCACTACCTTCAAATACAAGATTACCAGTTACAGTTTGTGATCCATCTCTTTTTACATAGTCATCTGATAGTTCTTGTAAACCAAACAATAATTGATCTGTACTACTATCTAAATCTGTTTCAGTTAAAACACTACCATCTTGAAAGTCTACTTTTTTTGCACCGATATTTGTATCTCTTTGAAACTTTATAGCTGCTGAGTTTGCTGGATTATTACCAGAAGTAAATTGAATTGTAGTAGCAGAAGCAAAAGTATAATGTGTAGTTTTAGTTTTTAAGACCCCATCAACAGTAACATCTACTTCATCTTCATCTATATAACTAAAGGATATGGAATAAGGACCAGCAGTAGAACCAGAACTAGGTGCGGTATGTTCAGTAAAAGATGGTGCGGTGTTGGTAGCCATGTTACTCGTTTAAAGAGGGTCTTCTTATAAGATTATTATAATCTTTTTGTATTCCTCTTTTATAATTCAATATACCTCTTTGTTCTTCTTTTGAAAATTTCTTATTAATATGATTATATTCTCCTCGTTGTATATATCTTTTATTAATTGCACTTAATTCATAAAAAATATTATTAGCTGCTATTGAGCCTTGTTCACTTTTTAAACCAAACTCATCAACAATACGTTTAGCATCTAAATATCTATCAGTTTTTAAATATGCTTCCATACTTTCAAGTATAGTCTTTTTACCATATCCAGCATTAAGTTCCATAGTATTAATATCTTTTTTCATAGCGTTGTATTCATAGGTATCTAATCTAATCGGTACAAAATTTTGCTTGTTATATTCACCTGTAACAAACTCACTAGGCTCTGCTAGTCTTCTTCCTATTTCTTTTAAAGCAGTATATACAGGATAGTTTTTACTTTTCTTAGTAACACCAATTCCAAAAATATTACCACCCATTCTGTTTGGGTAAAGTATTGGTTCATTTGTTATATGTTCTACATCAAAAGGTAAGTCTGGTCCAATGCCATACCTACGACTAATTTCATTTAGTGTTGATCTCCATGCCAAAGCAAACATTGAAGACTTGTTATAGTTTGGATCTGTAGGGTTATCTGATTTGTTTATATCACCAGCCCTTACTTTTGTGTCTGGTCTTCTTTGAAATACTTTTATTTCTTCATTACTAAAGCCCATTACCTTTAAAAGGTCTGCTGGATACCTTCTTAATTCAGCAACAACACCTGAGAATGGTCCTCTTGATGTAATAAATCTACCAACAAAATTAGCAAACTTTTTACTTCTATAATCTTTAACAGGATCACCTTCACTATCTACTAAATCTGCACTACTTCTCATAACATTAATTAATTCTTCTGCTTGAGAAGTCCATGAATCATTGTAAAGGTTTTGTACTATAGACATTACTAAGCCTGTTGTTGCTTCGTCATAAGGCTTACCACCAAGTATTCCTAATGAATTTATAGTATCAACTGTCATTTTTAATGAACCAGATAAAGGCTCTAGCCAACCCTCATAAGATCTATAAATATAAACAGGTTTACCATCTTCACCTATTAAAGGTTCACCATTCTCATCTTTTTGTAAGTAACCAATACTATATGGCCTCCAACCATTTAAGTACATTTGTTTCCACATAGCAGCACCTTCTTTAGTTCCAAAATCAGGTCCACCTCCTGTTAGTATTACTGGCGGTATGTACTCTGGGTCATTTGCCAATATGTTTGCAGAAGTAACAAAACCAGCAATACTTGTGACAAAAGCAATAGCTTGATTTATGTCTGCATTTGCTATAGCTCGTATCTTTGGATCAGGACTATTAAGTTGTTTTCTTAATTCTGGTACTGTCAATTCACTTAATAAATTTAAGTTTTTACCACCAATCAAAGGTGTTTGATCTGGAAAATTAATTGATTGTTGTTTATTGAAAGGATTTACTACAGGTGTAAACATAGGATTATTTCTAAAATTACCTGATTTAATATTTGCAGGTGTTCTTGTAAAAGATATTCCTAATCTTACTAATGGATATTTATTGGCTGCATTATCAGCAAACTTCATGGCCTGACCAAACTTACCTGTAGTATCAATGTCTTGAGTAAAAGTTGCAAACTTAGCTTGTTTTTTAGCGTGTAATAAAAATCTCTTTGTAAGTGGTTCTAATTCATTATCACCATTTTGTGCATACCATTCAAGAACTGCGTTAACGTGTTTTTTAATAAATTTATCTATTTCATTTCTTGGTAATCCTTGTCTTTTTGCTTCCATAAAAGCCATATATGTTACATCTGCAATTAAGTTTGGTGCTTGTACTGCTGCGTCTGTAGCTGTCATATTACGACCAGAAAATCTTATTGCAGTACCAGCAGCATTAACAGCTTTAGCACCTGCACCACTACCATCAGACTTAATAGCAAATCTATTTTGATATTTTCTATTTCCTAAGTTAATAAAGTTATCTTCCATCTTCATAGATTTTTTATATGCCTTTCTCATAAAGTGATAGTTAGTATGCAAAGCAACAAAATGCCTCATAGCAGCTTCAAACATCTCTGGATTTTCAGAACCTTGAAATAACTTGTACTGTCTGTGATAAGTGTTTATAGTTGCAGATATAAAGTTTGCTGTGTTAGTACCAAACCTATATAACATTCCATTTATACCAATCTCGTTACCTATCTTTAAACCTTTAGTAAGTCCATCTTCATTTTGTACTCGAAAAGCATCTACTTTTGTAAGACCAAATAAAGTTTCTGTTTCTCCGTCTGCTGCTTGTATTATCTTTCCTATTCTATAAAGCTCACTATAATCGCCTGTTTGTTTTGAAGTTTCTAGTTGTCTTATCAAATCTTTTTTTAGATTCTCGCTGCTAAAAGCGACTTCTTCTAAAGTATTTACTAATTTTTCTTCAGCAGTTTTATTTAATTTTAAGTTTGCAGCTTCTACATATTCTGCTGCTGTCTTACCTTCCATACCTTTTAAAGGTTTTATATTTAATTTTTGTAAGATTTGACCTGCTCTGCTGCTTGGTTTTAAATATCTCATTAACCATAGTTTCATTGCATCTATAGAACCAGTAAGTTCTGTTATGGCTGTTTCAATCTGTTCTGGATTTTTACTATTTAAAGCATTTAAAAAAGCATTGTTTTTATTATTTAA